ATGGTTCCGTAGCTCAGTTGGATTAGAGCAACAGCCTTCTAAGCTGTGGGTCTTGGGTTCGAACCCCAACGGAATCACTTAATAGGGGGAGTTGATAGCTCTCCTATTTTATTGATAATGAGGAGTTTGCAACTGATAGTTAGAAAGTTATAATAAAATTAGGATTAACGCTAAGCGGGATATAACGGACATTAACGGACAATAACGGTTATAGTTTTGTACCCTATGCGATACCATCTGTGATACCAAAAAACAAATAATTATATGAAATACGCTATGGTTAGACTTGTGTTTGACAGAAAACACGTTGCAACGAAAGACAAAAAAGGATTGGTACAGCTGGAAGTTATGCACGAAAGAAAGCGCAAATGGTTCTCAACAGGAATAAAAGTGTACGCTGACCAATGGGACGAACGATACAAAGTTGTCAATTCGCCACACACTTTTGAATACAACGATACTTTAGACGCACAACTAAAACAGGTACAGGACTTCATAAAGGACGGAGTACAACGTAACGTTCCTTTCTCATTCGATGAGCTTACAAGCTTTATGAAACGTACAAGTGCCAATGATAGCAACCTGACGTTTATAGAGTTCATTGCAGAACGACTGCTTGACAGGGGCGACATCAGGGAAACGACAAAGAAGACGCACAGAACACTTCTAACTGCACTTGAAGAATTCAGGTACATAGAATATTTTGCAGACATCACAACGGCTAACATTACAAGATTTGATGACTGGCTACACAGTAAGAGCTATCTGCAGACAACTATCTATGGCTATCACAAGAGGCTCAAAGCATACATTAACGAGGCTATAAGGTTTGACTACATTACAACCAACCCATACAGCAAACTAAAAATTGAGCGTGGAAAGTCTAAAGGCTTAAAGTATCTATCAATGGATGAACTAAAACAGATAGAATGCTGTACGATAAAAGACAAGCCTGTAGAACGTGTAAGAGATTTGTTTATATTCCAAAGCTACACAGGTCTTTCATACGGGGACTTAGCGAAATTCGACTTCTCGAAAACGGAGAAACAGGGAAGCTGCTATGTTATCAGAGATACAAGGCAAAAGACAAACGAGGATTATTTCGTGATGATACTCGACAAGGCAATGCAGGTTTTAAAGAAATACAACTACAAACTACCTATCATAAGCAACGGAAAGTACAATCAGTATTTGAAAGTCGTTGCATCGTATGCTGGTATAGATAAGCCAATATCCTCTCACTGGGCACGACACACGTACGCTGTAATGACCCTTTCGCTTGGCGTGAGAATGGAACACATTTCAAAAATGCTCGGACACTCGTCTACCAAAATAACCGAAAGCACGTACGCAAAAGTTCTCGCCACAGATATAAGAAAAGATTTTGAAATGATGCAAGAGAAATTAAAACAACAACCATAAGAAATGTTTCTTTCTTTTCTTTGTTTTTCTTTCTTTTAATTGTGAAAGAATGTAAAAATAGAAAAAACGAAAAAAAAATTTCTCGTGCGTATTATAATAATATTTTTCTTTTCTTTTTCTTTTCTTTTTATATAATATATTATATATATAGATTTATCCTAACCGCACGTGCGCGCGAGGGTTGAGAAAATTAAACAGAATTAAACAAAAATAAACATTTTAGAGATTAATTGTTAAAGCAAAAAGACTGAAAATGCAAACTGCGACAAATAAGGAGCATTTAAAACTTAAAATATTAATACATTTGTAACTGTTTATAGTATAAATAGTTACACGGTACTACGACAAATAGGGAGTATATTTTGTGTTTTTAAATTGAACACTTATATTATACTAATAATCAACTTGTTATATCTAATTACGACAAATAGGGAATATGTTTTAAAATGCGTCAAAACTAAATGTTAAATTGAACTTTTAAAAAATAGGGCGTTTTACTATAAAAGATGAGTAACTGCGACAAATAGGGAACATCTTTTATAATCAAATTAATATCTTTGTAACATATTAATAAACAGATAATTATAAAGATATGCGACAAATAGGGAAGTTGTTTTAAAAAATAAATTTATTATCTCATAATGCGTTGTATAACAGTTAATTATACGCAAGTGCGACAAATAGGGAGTATGTTTTTCTACTATAGATTTTAATAGAAAAAAGGGGAACTTAATTTCTCGCTCCCCTTTTTGCCATTTCGCAAAGCCACTTCGATAGGTTTTTCGGCTTTGCTTATTTTTCAATCTACCGTTTTGTAAGCCATTCAGCTGCCTTTCTAAGGCTTAATGAATAATGGAATACATATACACTGCAGATTAATACTTAATGTTCTAATGAGGGCGTTTGGTAGTATCTTCGCAACTGTAATTGAAATTAAGACAGAGTATGATTGACGAGGTAAAATATAAGGGTTTTACGGCTGCAGGTTCTGATTATGACTGTGGCGATGGCGAATTGGCTGCCGTAATGGGATTGCTGCCTGACAATGTTAGTGCAGGTGGTAATATTAGCCTTTCGGGCATTCAGGAGGCTAAGACAGTGCTTAAATTGGGTAGTAAGGATAGTACGGTGCTATATGTGCATCGTGGAGATAAGTATACAAACTATATTATAGTTGATGTTGGTTATAATGCTGCGTCTAATGGTTCTATCGTTGCGAGCAAGTCTAACTTATATAGGGGAGGGCATTTGTATTGGTCTGTCAATGGAACGGACATTCACGAGCTTTGCGATTTAAAAGATGATGGCTTGTATCGCATATCTTCTGTTGGTAACACATTAATTCTACTTACAACATCGGGCGTGCAGTATCTTTTATGGGAGAACGAAAGGAACGCTTATAAAATATTAGGTAGTGAAATACCTGATGTATCTCTTCTCTTTGGCTTGCAAGGAGAATTGAAACAGAGCGACAAGCTGGACGTTTCAATTGTGAATTTTGACAAAGGAGTAAGTAAAGCTGAATGGGGAGGCTTCTTGAATGATAGGCTAAATGACAAGTCCACGCTTCGCCTAAAGATTAGAGATAGCGAAAAGAAAGAGATAACAGATTACGTGTTGGGGTATGTGAATAAGTTTATAGCAGAGAATTACGAACGCAATGGCAAATTTATCTACCCATTCTTTGTGCGCTATGCCTATCGGCTGTATGACGGCAGCTTAACGAAGCACTCTGCGCCTATATTAATGATACCGTCTACAGAATGCAGCCCTATATGTATGGAAGAGGGTATGAACTTTTATAAGGCAGGGGATAAGGTGTTCTTTTCTACAACTCAAATAAACTACCGTGTGTTTGGAATGGTATGCGATTTAGACTACATCGTAACAGATGATACAGGCGTAATTGAGAAGCTTAAAGTTTGGAAAGATATCGTTAAGTCGGTTGATGTGTACATTTCAGCTCCTATATATACATACAAACAAAGTGGCGACATAGAGTATTTAAATATAACGCCTGTTCTGTCATCTGATATGACTACTGTAAAATCTGTTTGCAACTTAAAAGAAGTGCAGGCGGAGGGTAAATATAGCGATTGGAGCTGGATTACAGCGTATAAGAAGAAGTTTAACGTGCCTGACGGTGCGCAATATGCGGACGTTGGTTTTAAGGCGAGTATCGAAATTCCAAAAGTGCCGCTTAAAACAGTATTAGAGAATGTAAAGACGTGCCGTGATTTCTATCTCCTCAAAAGCATTAACATAGAAGAACTAACATCGGGAGTTAGAAAGAAGATAGATATTGATGAGTACTTCCTTAAGGCTCTTGTGAATCGACAGACGATGACAGACGATTACGACAGCCACGATAGACTTACTGCAAAATATTCGTTTGTGTACAACCAACGCTTAAACCTCACAGGACTTTCAAAGACGCTGTTTAGTGGCTTTAATCCATCGGCTGTAAATACGGCTGTAAACTCTGACGGCATAGAAGCTGCAGAACAGAAGATGAGCAAGGTGCGTGCGTATGTATATGTTAAACAAGGTGGGCGCAACATAGTGGTTGAAAGCGATACAAAGAATATATTCTGTAATGTACCTATCTATTACTTCTATTATCCAAACGCAAATGCCTATAAGGCTATCATTCGCATACAGGGGGACTGGGAATTTGGCGAATGGAATGCAAGCAAGGAACGATACTTCGAGTTGCCGCTCGAAAGCCATATCGGTCTTAATGGTGCATTTTGGTTTGGTAATTTTAGACGGCTGGGCGATATGAAAGAGTTAGATACAGAAGCCTTTAATGGCGTTAATATTCCTATCGTATCAACAAGTGCCAATAGAACTGTAAATATAGCTAACAAGATATACACTTCAAAAGTGAACAACCCCTTTGTATTTCCTATTTTAGGCATTACCACTGTCGGTGTTGGTGAAGTATATGGTATCTCCACTGCTGCAAAGGCTCTTTCAGAAGGTCAGTTTGGACAGTTCCCATTGTATGCTTTCACATCTGATGGTGTGTGGGCTTTGGAAGTTGCGTCTAATGGTGCTTATTCGGCACGTCAGCCCATTACAAGGGACGTGTGCGTGGATAAGGATAGCATAACACAAGTAGATAGTGCTGTGCTGTTTGCAACGACACGAGGCATTATGATGTTGTCGGGTTCGCAAAGTACCTGTATTACAGAAGTATTAGAGAGTGAAGATGCTTTTAGCTTGGGTTCTTTGCGCTTTGGTCCTGAAATCATAAAGTTGGCAGGTCTGTTAGATAAACACTTTGATTATATACCTTTTAAACAGTACATACAAGATAGTGGAATGGTGTTCGATTACACACACCAGCGTATTGTGCTGTACAATCCCACAAAGGCGTATGCGTATGTATATTCGCTCCGTACGAAGATGTGGGGTATGATGACGAGTTCTATTACTCACGGTGTCAATTCATACCCACAGGCATTAGCAATGTGTAGCGATGGTAGCTTAATAGACCTTTCAGAATATGAGAATAGGGACGATGCAAAGTTCCTATTTGTTACACGCCCTCTGAAATTTGGTGTGCCTGACGTATTAAAGACTGTTGAGAGTATCATTCAGCGTGGACACTTTAATGATGGTAGCGTTAAAATGGTGCTGTACGGTTCTGTAGACCTTAACAGCTGGAATATAGTGTGGTCCTCTGAAAATCACTATCTACGTGGTTTTAGTGGGTCGCCTTATAAATACTTTCGCATTGTAGGCTTTGGTAGCCTTACAACGTCGCAAAGTTTGAGCAATGCAAGTATATCGTTGCGTGGTAGGTTTAATAACCAGCTGCGTTAATGAATAACTAATGATTAAAAGGTATTATAATTAAGTTTGCAGGTATGATAACAAACATTGAATTAGATATAAAGAGAAAAGACGTTTACAACGAAGTGGCGAGGATTAGTGGCTACGTTGGCGCAAAGAGCTTTAAAGAGCAGGACGGACAAGCGGATACTTATAGTCGCATAGCCATTACGGATAGCGATAGTGAACTATTGGATAGGTATTGGGAGGACTGTTGCGGAAAGGTAGCTGGCGAGTTGCAACGCTTTATAAAGGATATTGTGTCAAACGATAAAAGTAACGATGCCACATTTATAATACAGCCTTTGAGCGATGTAGCACAAAGGAAGACAGTATTGCAAAAGGATTTGTTTAGTTGTTTTGTGAATTTCATTCTGTGCAAGTGGTTTGAATTGACAGACAAGGAACGTTGCGAATATTACTTTGCAAACTACAATGACTTTATAAAGGGCATAAGACGCAAGCTGTGTATGAAGTTTGCACCTACAAAAGCTAATTTTGAATAACAAAGAATATGGCAAAGACGGAAATTAAAATTACAATAAAGATTGGTGAGCTGTTCTATGACATAGCCACAAAGACATATCTTGCAAATCGTACGGTTATGAGTGGAGACAAGTATGAGGAAGCAGCCGATGCAACCACAGATAGTTCGGAGGAGTGTGAGAACGAATTGTATAGAAGCATACAGAGTGCTATTGCAAAGCTACGCACTCATTTAGGCAAGTATATATATAACTATGAGGAAGTGGAGGAAATAAACAACGTCCTTAAGAACGATATTAAGCGTTCTGTAGACAAAGGATATGTATTTGTTTTTAGTATGCCATATAACTTTAGTGTGTCTTCTATAGACTTCATTTCAGCTGGTTTGCACGACTATATTGTGAATTATGCTATTGGTAATTGGTATCTAAAGACAAATGCGGACGAAGCAAATGCCTATTACAAGATGGCGGAGGGTCTGTTGCCACAGATTTACGAGGCTATGAGCAAACGCACTCGCCATAGACGTGGCACAAGGTTTTAATATAAAGGAGGTTAATATATGGAATTAAAATGTGATGGTGGGTATTGTCAGTTTACAAAGTTGGCAAGCGACAGAGAACAGTTACAAGTAAGTCTGCTGTTTAAGCGTGATGAGTTGTTGCACGATATAAGTAACAATAGCTGGGTGCAAAGCGAAGTGTCTGCTTCGGACAACGTAAACGCCAAGCAAGAGCTTAAGGATATTGTGCAAGATGGAAACTTGGACAGAGTATTGCGTGTTCTGCAATTGGCTTATCAGGAGTGCATAGAGTTGCTGTATGCTTATACGCACACGGATATTGTAGGCGGTGAGCATTTGGACGATGCATTTGCAGACCCTAAGAACTACATTATAGATATGAAAGTGCCTACAACGTTCTCTCGCACGTCTTTAGAATATTTGGTTCATCTTATACACGAATATTTGATTTGTAGCGTGCTAAGTGATTGGGTAGGCATTACAATGCCTGAAAATAAAGTACTGTGGGCGCAAAGGTTGGAAGATATAACAGACAAGATTACGGCTACTATAAACAGGCGGAGTGGACGTGTGAGGCGTTCGCAATGTCCGTTTTAATTGTATATATTTTAAAATGAGGGTGTGTCAAAACTAAGAATTCAGAAAAGCTTCCTTTCATATTAACAGTTTCACTCCCTCATAAATATTAAAGTAACCGTT